CATCTTTTCTTAGTCTGTCTGTTAATATATTTATTGCATGTCTAAATGGTACAAACACTAAAACCTTTTGGCTCGACTCATCAATAACTTCTTTAAGCACTTTGTATCTATGCTTAATGTCAAACTCCAAAGTCGCACCATCGTCAGTGTATACTGCCCCTGCAGATATTTGCAGTAACTTGTTCATACCCACTGCGGCATTTACGGCAGTGATTTGCTCTCCCGTGATTTGCAATACTAATTTCTTCTTTAGTTGTTCGTAGTATTTCTTTTGTTGACGAGTAAGTTCTACGGCACGCTTTACATATGTCATACTTGGTAAGTCTAAACACTCTTCTTTTGTAAATCGAATCGCAGGTTGTAATACTCTATGCACTGTGGTTGTGGCATTTTCTTTTGGTATCCATTTAAAGTTAGTTATCTTAGTCATGACCATATCTCTAAATGAACCACCAAATCTAGGAACTGCTGTTGGGTTTACTAACTTAGCTAATCCATAAGCGTCTATAGGACTCTGCGCGGCTGGTGTGCCTGTCATCATCCACAGCCACGTGTCGTCACGTAATAATTTGTTTAGTGTTTTCCATCTACGGGTCTGTGTATTTTTATAATGCGTAGCCTCATCTACAATAACTAAATCAAACCCACCTTTCTTAATAGTGTCAGCCACTATCTCAACACCATCATAGTTAATGATAACATAATCAGTGCCTTGTTCGATTATAGATTTTCGTTTTTTAGATTCGCCATATGCTACAGCAACTGTTCGGTGTGGAGCAAAGTCGAATAGATCGTTCCTCCATGCACTATCCATAATAGATAACGGACATATAACTAAGACACGTTTTACTTTGCCTTGTTGCATCAAAAAGTCTGATGCCCATATTGCACTAGCCGTCTTGCCCGTGCCTTGTTCATTAAAACAAAATGATTTTTGATGTTGTGTAAAAAATAATGCCGTCTTGCGTTGATGGTTAAACGGCTTGTACTTACCCGTGAAGGTATACTTCTGCGTAGCTAATGCCAATGTCTTCTCCTTTTGCAACAGATATAATCTGCGTTTTTCGTCACTTTTCTAGGGTACAATCACACACCGAGGTTTTGTTTCGGCTTTGTACGGGCTTTAAATTAAGCCTTTTTTGTCTTCTTCTTGCCGTTTCTGCTTCTATTCTTGGATGGGCTCTCTAAAAAGTAACCGTCTTTGTTACTGCCACCTTTACTTAACATCTTCTTATGGCTAACGTCTTTACCCTTTCGCTTAACACCTTTCTTATCTAAAGCGCGTCTAGCTTTTTGACGTTCCATACGATTCGGGTGTTCTTTTCTTTCCACTTGTTTTTTGTATTCTTTTTTGTAAGGTCTAGGCGATTTAGTATAAGCCATTAGTTACTCCCGTTATGTATGCACTCGAGAACTACACAATGTCGTTTGCATAAACCACTTGGATGTGCGTTCCAAACATTATTACTATGCGCTATCTCCATACGTGAATAATTAGATAGCCATTTTTTCCATAACGCAGGGATCATATCGTCAGTATAGGTTTGTTTTATAAAGTTTTTAGATACTACGAACAATAACCCTGCATTAATAGTTCTTATTTTAGGGAAATATTTAAAAGTAGCAAGTGCCATTAGTTCTAATTGACCTTTATCTGCATATTTAGCAGATTTGCTGGTCTTATAATCCACGATCCATGCCTTATCACCATTGATAATAACGAGATCAACTATACCACGCCACCAAACGTGTTCTGACATGAAGTCACACGGCTCCAGGGCCCTGGTGAGTCCTAGCTTCATCTCGCAATGTTTCTCACCATCTCTAGCTTTAAGAGCCTCAAGCACTGGTTTCATGTAATTAAACTTTTTAGGTATTGGCTTATCGCTACCGATAAACTCTTCAGCCACTAGGTGAGCCTCCGTACCATAACGCATAGCCTCGGTCTCGGATTCAGTATAATCTTTCAATATCTTCAGATGGTAAAACTGTTTAGGACATTGCTCGAAAGACTTTATCCTACTAAATGACCAAGGCGATATACTCATTTACACTCTTTCTTTTGCATGTAAAAATTTTATACTTGGCTTATCTTTACGTAACGCATGATATTCCAGTTGTACTTTTGCTGAATTTATCATTTTACCTGCTAAGTTCGCCATTTCTGACGCATCTTTAGATTGTACTGTTCCCTCTTTAAGTTCCATAAAAACTCTAGAAAGTTCTTCTCTTAGTTCTACAACATTTTTCATATCTTATTTTCCTTTATAAATCTTCTTAGTTTCATTAATTCTTGGTGTGTCTTAACAAGTTGTTGTGGAAACTCTGACCCTTTTATAGAGGACCGTGCCCCTAAATTAGATCGTACGTACCGTTCGTTTATGTTAACCACAGCAAGTTTACTGGTTAGTCTGTTTTTTTGTTTTCGTAATTCTACTTTATCAGGGTTGTTTTCCTTAAAACGTTCCTTAGTAATTTTAAATTTATTTGTACATCTGTATTTCTCCCCCCTTAATTTGTCTGCTAACTTATGTTTTTCATAGTTATTTCTTACCCAAGCCCTAGACAACTGTCTTATACGCTCACCATTTTTTATTCTCTCCTGCTTCCTCAACGTAGTTCTACAAGAAGAACAATTCGCCGCAAGCCCCTCGCAGTTTGCTTTAGTTTTATGAAAATTATCGTATGTTTTGTATTCAGAACACGTAGGACAACGTTTATGTTTAACTCCCGCGATTAATTTAAATACAACAAGCAAGTCTTTAGGACGCTCCACACCATTAATCTTAAGATATTCTTTTTCCCTACGACACGGTTTACAGAGAGTATCAACCCCATTAGGTCTATCTACCCTCTTCTTCATTTGACTTAGAGGTTTGTGTTCTAAACATACACGACACTTTTCGGTTGTTTCCCTACTCACTCACAATCTCCATAAGTTTTGCCCGTACCCGATTCGCAATTTATAGGCAGACCATCTGCCCAATCGGGTGTCCAACGCATACATTCCTCTATATATTTCTGTGCATCTGTTACTTCTTCGTCCTTGACACAACACACTATCGAGTCATGGACAGTCAAAACGGCTCGGTGCTTCTTGTTTATTTCTAACATCTGCTCACCTATTATGCAACGTGCTATAGCTTGGCAAACATTCTCTACAACCTTGCCGCCATATATTCGTGTGCGACCTCGCCTAGTTTGGTAACTAAATTCTATACCTTTCTCGCCTTGCTCATAGTCTAAATCTTCGTATCGCATAAGCAATCCCGAGGGTAATCGTATAGCATTTTTCTCAGGTACAGTTACTAAGACTTTGCCACGACCTAGTCGCATGGGCAGTTCCTTGTTGCTTAACGAAACGAGAATCTGTTGTGCATCTCGCCATAAGTTGTTTATCTTCCAGTTAGCCTCACGATAAATACTTATAACCCTCCGTGCTTCATCAATAGGCATATCAGAACCAAACGTCTTTAACTGCGATTGAAACTTCAATGCGCCCATGCCATATCCAGCACCTAATATCGTAGTCTTCCCTACAAATCTCTCTTCCTTCGTCACGTCTTCTTCTGCCTTGTCGTATATACGAGATGCCATCTTCACGTAAACATCTTCTCCGTCAGTAAATGCTTTAGTCAAGTCATCTTGTTTGGCAAGCCAAGCTAAAACTCTAGCCTCAATCTGTGCCGAGTCAGCATCTATAAGTGTATAACCTTCGGGTGCGATAATACTGCGCTTCAACTTTTTACCATTGACACCTCTACTGGGTAAGTTCTGTAAGTTTATCTTATCGTCTCCACCCCAACGCCCAGTGTGCGCTGCGTAATACTTGACTGGGACAGGCAGGAGACCACGTTTGGATATGTCTATAAATCTTTGAGTTCTTGTTTCTTCTAATGTGGATTTAGTTCCAAGCCTAGCCATTACTAACGCTTGCACCTTTTCATCGGGGTGAGACTCCAATGCTTTGAATCCCTCATCCGATTTGGCAAATGCAAATGCTTCTTTGCCCGTAGTAAGGCTTATCTTCATAGGTGGTTCGACACCAAGTGATTTAAGAACCTCTGCAAACTTAGGGTTACTCATCAATTCTTCTTTACTCACACCGGACGCTGTAAGCAGTTCGTCCTTACTAGCACGTGTTTCTGTGAGGTGTTGTTCTAACATGTCCTGGGCTAGTTCTAAGATAGGTTCTACAAACATACGTAATGTTGCATCTATTAATTTAAACTCTTTCTTGGGAAAGCCTTTACCCATTATATTAAATAACTTATAGGTTAGGTCTACGTCATTGATACAGTAGTCTCCGTATCGTTCTAGTTCTTCTTCGTTAAAGTCTAGTCGTTTCTTTCCAAGGGCATCGATTACTTCTGTACCCTTTTCCCCAATCTTATGTCTTTCTGCTAATGCTTTTAAACTACCACTACTCTCAACACCATGATAAGCACGAGCCATACATAAGGTATCGCCATATACTTTAGGGTGTATGTCGAATATCCAACTAAGTATCGCACCATCAAACATTGTATTATGTGCTACGACTAATGAGTTATCCCAAGGGAATGTTTTTAGGTACGTGGTAAGTTCTTCTCGTGTACCACTTGCCCACTCTGTACCCTGATTGTTTAACTTAACACTCACACCAATGACCTCAAATCTAGGATCACGAATGTACTCCTCTGTTGTCAACTTACCTAGCGAAAACTCTTTACTATAGTAAGTCTCAAAGTCTAATGTAATTAAATCCATTATTTTTTCCTCCCAGCAAGTTCTCCTCCACATGCTAGATAACCACAGCCATCTTCCCAGTTATCCATATTACTAGGCGATGACTTGATACGTGCCACCTTTAATAAGTTCATCATCACTGCAACATCAACTGCAGTAACTTCTGTACCTAAATGCACTGCCCAATACTTAGCTATAGTGCTGAAGTTATCTTCCATATCCCCATGTTGTGAGGCTCTATCTTTAGTTACATAACCTTTTGCATTGTCTAACACACTGCTACGAGTTACTACGTTCTTCTTTCTAGTCATCTTTTTTATCCTCTAAGTTAAAATTATGTTTCAATGACCAGTAAGCACTCTCTAACCTTTTAACATCTGATAGATATAAGTCTTGGCAATCATTTATCATACCTAAAGCATCAACAAGGGCATCGTGAGTTTTATAAAGAGATTTAACTTGGTCTACAGTTAGAGCATCGAAAGCTTTTTGTATTTTTGCTTTTTCCTTATTACTATCTATCTCCCACTGCTCTAGGTTTGTAACTAATTTCATTTTTTTAACTATTTTAGTATATTTCTTAGTCATCTTCTTTCCTCCACTCATAACTGTCTGATTGTTCAAAATCTAATGGTAATTCTAATTGTTCTTCTTCTGTTAAGCCGTTATCAATAGATAACTTACATGTGTTACATACGGCTCTGCCATCTGTAAAGACTACGAATGTCTTACAGCTAGGACATAAATCATCTTTCCATCGTATCTTCATCTTATCCTCCTAATTAAATTAATGCCCCTCTATGCAGAGAGGGGACTAGTAGTACGTACTTCTACGACAAGGTCAGAATCCATTTTTTATGGAGTTAGATTCCCCCTATTGCAGTGGATATTTGCCAAACCAATAAAGCGAGGTCTCTCACTGCTTAACCTCATTGTAATAGTTATCAAACATCATACCTATGCCGTCGATGTTCTTTTCGTTAATAACTATTGCAATTCCATTCTGTTTCTTTATGTCTGTTAAGTTCCTATCTTGTAGTGGTGTAGGCTTATTGCTTCCTGCTTTACACTCAATACCAAAGAACATACCTCTGTAACAACCAACTATGTCGGGCACACCACTAAAACCATAGCCACCAGTCACGGGATAAAAGTAATAGGCTCCCATCTCTTTTAACTGTGCAACAACTTTCTTTTTAACTTTTGCCTCGGGTGTCATAACCATTATACTTTCCTCTTCTTATATGTATACCTAGTGCCGTTTGTTGCCGATCCATGAGTAAGTCTATACTTATTCGTATCAGTCTCAGTCATTATCTCGGATAATGCAGACATTCCCCAAGAAGAAACAACTGAAGAATTTTTTGAAACTCTACCATATTCTTCTTCCCTCAATGCTACGGGACTATCTTCAAACCATATTTCATCTTCGGCTGGTTCTGTAGGGTTTTCTTGCATCTCTTTAAATATCTCTCTTGCGTATTTGTTAACAGATCTATACTCACCTTTGCAGTCGTTACAAACTTTCTGTGATAGTCTTTCGTGTTTTATTTTCTTTAATTGTTTTCCACATTCTTTGCATGTGTCTATGCTACCCATAATATCTCCTATAAAAAACTGGTTTCAACGAGGAATAGTGAGGGGCATCTTACCCCCCAAAAACCTAGTGACGTCACTAGACTATTCCTCGTCGATTACAAATGTATTGTCGTCTATCTTCATACCTATCTTAACTAATGTCGCCTTAGATTCAAGCATCATCAACAATGATATACGTTCTTGAATCCACATTGGCATCTCATCTAAAGAACTATAGCTACCTTTTAATGGCATGTCAACACATTCAATACCGAGACATGTACATTCAACATGTCCCGTAGCATTATATATGCTCACGTGGTATGACTTGTTAGGCTGTGTTACTTCACTCATTGGACTGAGCTGTCACGTAGAACATCTTTGCATCAACACGATACCCTACGTCATCAACCCAATGATTATTCTCTACCATACTAAGCACTGCTACCTTACCCAATACATCTTGAGGTACGTCAGCATGTTTGTACGAAACAACGGTTTCTATGGTGCTACCATAAACTTTGGGGTCTTTGGTAATAGGCACAACGTCAAAGAATTGCTCGCCATACTTCTCATAGATACGAACATAGCTTACCTTTACACCCTTGCTCTTGAGAGCCTCGTGTTCTTGCTCCAACTTGAAGTAGTTAAGTAAATTACTCTCCAACTCCTTGTCAGTAAACTCATGACCTACCTTAACAAGTGTACGCATATACTCGAGCATGGGGTTGTACTCTATGTTCAATGTCCTATTGCTCTTGGCCAACAAATCAGATAGAGCATTGCTCCTAGTATTGGATGCCCTTGACTCTGTATCATTTGCTTTTCGTCGCATGTCTTCCTCTTTATGTAGTGCCATATCTCTAGTCGATACAGGACGAAAGTATTTCTTGGCATTGCGAACGGCAGTATCAAGATTGATAGACATAGCCATGCTGTATTGATCGTTATGTTCTGCATACTTCATGTTCAGAATGTACTTAGACGATACAATATAGCTAGACTGCTCTGCCCTCACTTCCGTTTGATAATCTCCGTAAGCAATCCAACCCATGACGTATGGTTCGTTCGGCATGTGTACGTACACTTTTCTCTTATCTTCGTTGTGTGGTGTAAACATGATACCACGAAATGCTTTACGTATACATTTCATAAAGTCTTGTAGGTCTAGGTTAGAGGCTAGATCATTACTAGCCTCCTTTCTATGCTCGGGTGTACTAAACTTAATCTCACTTAGCAGTTTGTGTTTATAGGCCATTGTATTCTACCTCCAGTTTTTGTATTAATTGTTTTATTTGTTCTGCAAACTCGTCGCGACCTGCGAGAACACCATTGTCATAGCCGTCGACGTTCTCGTCCCAAGTCTCATTGAACTCACATATCTCATCGTTGACTGCCTCCTTTATCTGTGCGAGAGCAGTTTTGTGTTCGTCGACCATTTGCCCTAGACGTACCTTGGTAAAGTCGTTCGCCCACTTGTACTTCTCTTTATCTTCTACTGAATCAGCAGTGTATACTTTTACAGTCATTTACTTACCTCCCTTTGTGATAACTTGTGCCTCTATCTTGATGTTGAATCCACACACCTTGTTGATCCAGCGATTGAATTGACTTCTGAACAACTTACGATCTGACTCATGTGCCTTGAACAGATTGGACGCCATAAGAAACTGCCATGCCATGTGCATACGCATTGGGTGTTCCTCATCTTCCATGATGATAAGAGCATGTTGAGGTTTAGGTTCGTAGTGCCACGCATTA